GTCTTCTGCGACCTGTGGCGATGCGGCTCCAGCGTGTTGAATAGATGCGCGATTGACCACTGTGTCCGCTTGGAAAGAGATGTCTATAGCCGAATAGCCGATGTTTGTGTTGTCATCGTGGAACTCTGCGACAGGGACTCCTAGCGTCGTTCCTAGACGCTTCTGGAAGGTGATCGTGCCTTCTCGATCCACAAAGATTCTGCCCTGTTCCGCTTCATTAATTTTGTTGGCGTAAGCGGCGACTGATGTTCCGTTGGCGACCGTCCAAGCAGCTGCACCGCCAAGGGTCGCCACACCTGTCTCAATGCTCCGTGTGCCTGTGTAGGCGACTTCTGGCAGATCTAGCAGGTCATTAAAACGCGCGCTTGAGAGCTGCTCTGTGACATTCCATTCGGCAAGAAAGGTCTGTCCCAGCTGATAGGAGAAATCCGCACAATTCACGGTGACTGTGTCAAGACCGCCAAGTGTGAATGTGTAGTCGTAGTTCACGATGTAGCCCACCCACAAATACTTCTTTACATTGAGCGAGTCATAGCGAGAGAAGCGGACTTGTCGAAGCGGTGCAAGTCCGGGCTGATTATTCGCTGGATCGTAGTAAGGCGAAGTCGTATCAAAAGGGTTAAAAACTCCGTCCGCGTAAGTGTCGTTCAATGTGAAGCTCATCGTGCCATAAGCGAATTGGTCGCCTGTGTTTTGGCGTCCGCGTTTCGCTGTGAGTCCGATCGTGCCGTCCATGACTGATGCATATTGGCTTATGCCATCCAGCACATATTCCGTATTGTTAAGTTCGCCTTTGAGATCGTCGTCAAGTGTGAAGGCGTCCCACATGTATCCGGTGTCAATCTCTAGGTCGTAGTTACCTGACCCAATTACCGCTACACCTGCCATTAGGCGACCGCTATATTCGCAGGGCCATTCTGCCTATTAAATGCTCGAATCGCGTTTACGACAGCAGTTCCAATCTCCGCGCTTGAGCCAAGACCGCCTGTGATATTGATCGTGTAGTTACCCATTCCACCGCCGCGTCCAGATAATGGGATGACCGCTTCAGGGCCACGCTCGCCGATCATTGCAAGCGTAGGCCCTGTCACGATTCCGCCGTCCGCCAGATAAGGAATGTCTGGGACGGAGAAACCTTTGCCACCTATTGCGGGCACCCACGAAGGGATCTCAAAGGAGAGCTTGCCTACGGTGTTGTTCCAAAGTTTTGCAATGCCGTTAAAGAGTGATTTGTAGATGTTGAAGATTGCGCTGAAGTAGGTAGTCAGTCCGTCAAAGACCGCTTTACCGCCTGCGAGCATGGCATCAAATACTGTGTCTACGATCTTGCGGACGGTCTCAAACTTGAAGTAGAGCGCGGCAAGAATGGCGATGAATGCAACGATTGCCAAGATCACAAGCGTTACAGGGTTCGCCAGTAATAGCGCGTTGAACACTGCGACTACGCCGTTTACGATCATCTGTGCGGCTGCATAAACTTTCATAGCGGCATTCAGAGCCAAGATCGTCAGAGCAATTCCGCCGATTGCGCCTGCAACAATTAGAAAGACTTTGGTATGTTCTTGAGCCCATGCACCAAAAGCGATTAGATACGGAAGCAAGGCTTCAACTACTGGGATCAGTGCCGCGCCTATTGACTCTTTAGTTTCGGCAAGTGCAATTCCAAGACGCTTCATTCCACCTTCGGCAGTGGCGGCAGCTGCGGCAGAAGCACCACCGAACGATCCACCAAGGACATTCATTACATCTTCTAAAGATGCACCGTCTTTGATCATTGCTTTAATCTCTGGACTAAGTGCGGCAAGTCCTTTCATGTTTCCGCCGTAAGCCTTTGCAAGCGCATCGGAGACGGTCGCAAGGTCTTTACCTGATCCCGCAGAGATGTCTTGTGCAAGTGCTAAAGCTTTGTTGGCTTCCTCAATGTCTTTTGTGCCTCGAGTTAGTGCGGCGAGAGCCGGACGAAGCTCACTGTCCGCCACGCCAGACGCCAAACTCATCTTCGTTATCATGTCCTCTTCGGCTTTGATCTGTGCATCAGTAGCCCCAGTGACATTAGATAGCGCAAGTGCGAGTTGTACCTGTTCGGCTTGATCTTCCATTGCCGCCTTAGTAGCACCGACCAAGGCAATGCCTAATCCTGCGACAGCTGCCGCCGCTGGGATCGCGGCTTTCTTGATAGCAAATTGAGCCTTCTTGGACGCGCCTTCAAGCGACTGGAACTCTTTGATTGCCTTTTGTGTGCCCTTAGCATCAAACTCGGAAATAATTGGGATGTTTACTGATGCCATTACTCGACCACATTCCGATCAACTTTGTCCATGACAGTCTCCACGATTCGCCGCATCTCTGACTCGACTGTGCCTTGGTTCTTGTCCATTGCTTTCCACATTACTCTTGATCGCATGCCGTAGCGCGCCGAGAGTGCGTTGCCGAGTCTGCCGTTTGCAGCCATGTCAAAGAGTGTCCCAGTTGAGCCCGAGTAGATGATGTTGAAGACGCCGACATTGCGGATCTGTCCACGAAACTCCGAGACCTTTTTAGTGTTGATTTTGGCGGAGATCTTTTGCTTGCGTCCAGCGTCCCAAGGAAGCATCTTGAAGCCCGAAGGCGTAGTCCATTTGCGACCCATACCAGACAGAGGGACAGTGTTAGGGATCAGCGCAAGTGCGTCATTGATGACAGGCTTTGCGACATTGCGGAAGTCTTTTGCAATTTGGTTACGAAGCCCGGGCTCAACGGAGTTCAGCTGCTTTATAGCATCCTTTAGACCGTAGATCTCGATCTTTGTGTTGAGTCCGTCAGCCATGTCACCTCTTTTTGTTTTGTTTTTCTAGCACTGCGACAATGGTAGTTAGATCTCGCGTGTCGAAGGTGTCAGCGTAGAAAGTGGGAGCCCACCCTGTCGCGACTACAAGTTCGGCGAGTTGTCGCCTGTAGCCGCGTCCGTAGGGTTTACATCTGTCGCATCCTCTACGCCGATCTCAACATCTGGATTCGCTTTCAACCATTCGCGCCAAGTAGCAGGAAGTGTCTCGCCTTTGATTCCGAGCATGATGTACGCCCAGCAAGCCATATCGGATGCACCGATACCGCGTCCGTCGGAGACTCGACGATTCTCTAAGCGTTCCCATTCGGCGATCGCGAAGAGGTTTGTGATGAGTGTTTCTTTTTTGTCTCCGCGTGTAAGCGTGAGTTTGATCTTCATTATGTTTCCTTTCGTCGGGCCAAGGAAGGCCGTTATTTACGGAGTGACATCCACGCTGTAGACGCCGCCCATCGTTGTAATATCGACGGACTGCAACTCACCCAAAGACGCCGAAATTACTGGCAACGACTCGAGATAAGTATTTGTCAAAATGAAGCCAGGATTCGTACTTGAGTCAGCGGCGGTCGTTGGCTTTACCGTGACAACAAACTTTGTGCCACAGAGCGGCGCAAGTGTCGCATAAGTTGCCGAGGCTTCGTATGAAAGAAAAAGTGTGACGGTCAATTCGTTATCTTCAAGACCTGCGGTGAAAGTGTTCGCTGTGTTTCCAAAGACCGTGTCATTTAGAGCGGTTACTGTGCGAGTCAAGATTGCGCTTGTGCACCAGCCCGAAAGATCAACGGATCCAAACTTGACTTGCGGATTCGAGAGGATTGTGGAAGTGGCCATGATGATTACTCCTTGGAAGTGTTGGATTTAGTTTGACACATAATGAGAGGCAGAGTGTGGATTAGGCGGTCTGAACTACCGTCGTAACGGAGAGCTCATAGGCAGGGAGCGTTGAGCCGCCAATGTCTAGGTTCGTTGGGCGTCCAGATACGACCCCGATATTGAGCGCGTAGATCTGGGCGAGGATATTGAGCAGGCTCTTTTGGGCGTCTAGGTTGCCTGGGCCTAGCGTGATGATCTGGAGTGTGAAGTTAAGTTTTGCGACATTGTAGTTGTAGCCGTCTATGGAGTCGATATTGACGAAGACGGAAGGTGGAGAGATGTTGCGTGGATCGTTGTTTACTTGGAGCCCTACGACCGTTGAGAGCTTTGCAACTAGATCGTCGTAGCCTTCGTTAAAGAGATCGGTGTAATTAGGTACAGCCATTAGGCGACCTGCGGACGATCAATTCCCAAGAGCTGGCGGATCATTCCGTTCAGACCCATCACTGGGGTTACTCCCATGTTTTGGAATGAAGCAAATTGATCTACTGATCCGCGTTGGCGGTACAGCGCGCCACCGTACATCTGCGTCCCCAGCAAGACATCTTGTGAAGGGACAGTCGTCAGCGAGTCGATGTAGCCTGCTTCCATTCTGCGACGCCACGCGAACTGTGAGCATGCCGAAGCGCAGATAGTGAGAAAGGCGGCGTCAGCTGCGGTTGCTGTACCAATGCCAAGCCAGTCCTCAAGCATTGCGGCAGTGACCCAAGTGCAAGTCTGGGTAATAGTCAGCGTGCCAGAAGCAGCCGTTCTTGTGACATTGCTAGCGGTCTTAGCAACGAGCACTTGATTAGCGATTGGAATGTTTACATCGTAAAGAAGATCGCCTTCTGTATCTATGCCAACATAAAGATATTGAGGTAATGCGCGGACTGTGTAAGTTCCGTTAAAGGTTGCATCTACCCCGGCAAGGACGACACTTGCGCCGAGTTCAATTTCTGCATCGGTAAGAAGTTGAACTACGGCGTAGTTGTCTATGAGGTATTTCTGCGTAATGCTGTAAACAGCCATGAGCGGTAGCCCCGCTCTCGACTAAGCCTGTGTGATCTTGCGGATCATTCCAGAGATTGCAGC